AGCATCCTCAAACTGTTTAGTGCTTTCTGGGAATCCAATACCTGTCATCCAATCGTGTATCTCTCTCCAGTTGGATAAATTTTCTTGAACATTGAATGATAATTCCAATGGTTCATAATTCACTGTATCTCCCATCATAGGAAGTGTGGTAAATCTTGTATTCAGTACTGCGTCACCAGAGAATGCAATGCCTGGCAAGTTTGCTTCTGTAACAAAGTATTCGGTGTTTGGAATTTTCAGTATAGAAAACCTAAACTGAGTTGGACGTGCCAAATCAAGATTGTCTGGTTGTCTATCCAGTGGGTTTTGTTTAATTGCCATTCTTATAATTCCTTTTCATACAACTATTTATAAGACAAAAAAAGGGAGAACCGAAGTTCTCCCCTAAAGATTGGTTATCCCAATTCTTTTTATTACATGATGTTAGTAACTTGTACTCTTCTGTAATATACGTTGTCGTTAGCAGTCAAAGCACCACCACGAACAGTCGCACCACCAGCAAATGGGTTAGCAGTCATGCCGTAGCGTGTCTTGAAACCGATTTTTGGTTGGAAAGTGTTTTCACCAACCGCACGAACCATTTGTAATGGAACGTATGGGCAGTAGAAAAGACCTGCGTCATATGGTGAAGTACCTTTATAACCCACTGTGAAGTACTGTTTTGCAGCACCGTTTGCAGCATATGGGTCGATGTATACTTTGTAACGTCCGTTAAGTACACCAGCAAATGTAGAACCTGAGTCATCAACATTCAAGTTGTTGTTCAGAGCAGGAGTGTAATCCAATTGTCCAGCCATTTGAAGTGCAGATGCAACATCAGATGAACAGATAATCATGTTACCTTTTCCTCTACGAGTTTGTTGTGCAATTACGTTTGCTTCACGTTCTACTTGGAACATAAGTCCTTTGAACTTCTCAACACTCCAACGTCCGTTTGAGTCAACGTCCATGTCGAAGATACCACCAGTAGCAGTATCTACTTGAGCGCCTGGCTTAGCAGTTACATATACTGTACGAACAACTTCACGGTTGATTTCGTTCAAGATTTCAGCAGATAGGATGTTTGCAAGTTCTGTTTCAGCATCCAAACCGTGGATTGCTTTAAGGTCTTGTGCAAGTTCCATTGTGTATTCTGCTTTAAGAGCACGTGATTTAGCAGTAACAGTTTGCTTTTCGATTGAGAAAGACATCTCAGCGAAAGCGTTGTTAGATGCATCACCTAATGCTTCAGCAGCTGCAGTTGTCATACCACCATCAGCAGTATAAGCGCCTGGCGAACCATCGTTAAGAACAGCAGGGTTTGTTTCACCGTTAGATGAAGTACCGGCGCTGCCTGGGATGTTTGAGTTCGCAGCAGCACCTGAGAATGCAGATTCCGCTTCGTTGTAGAATGCTTCATCGCCTGTCTGTGAACTAAAGCGTGAGCGCATTGCGAAGATCAAGCCTGTTGGGCCTGTCATTGGTTGAACGCCAGCAATATCATAAGCGATAAGGTTAGGCATAGAACGTCTGACTAGTGAGATCATAATTGGATCCCAGTTGTCAACATTTGAGCCTGTAGCGTTTGTTGGTGCAGCTTCTGAAAGGAAGTTTGAATCCTCACGAAGTGCTTTTTCTTGGTTTTCTAGGATAACTGTGGTTACAGCTTTTTTGTAAGAATCCTTGATCTCTGGAAGATCGTTGTGTTCTAGGACTGGCTGCCACTTTTCCTGTAGATGTTCTGTCTGGAACATTGTTATTTCTCCTTATTGGGTTTTCTAATAATATTTATAAAAAACGAATCTTTCATCGTTATTTTGCACGCTTTACATTTCTGCTAATTGCACTCATATAAGCACTCATAGCGCCAGTTGTATCAAAAGATTGACCGTTTTCTTCAACAGCATCTACTGATTCAGCGACAGTTGTTGCCTTAGGAAAATAACTTTCCTTCAGCGTTTCAAGTTTTTCACTGAATGATTCTTCAGTTGTAAACTCTACATCTTCTGCAAGAGACTTAAATTTTTCAATTTCTGTATCTGCAAGGTCAGAAGCGACAGTTGCGAAAACTGACTCACGAACCAATACATCTTTTTCACTCTTCAGTGAAGCAGACTTTTCGATTTGTTCATTCAATTTTGCTTCCAGTTCATCAATCTGTGCAGACTGTTGACCTAGAATGTCATACTTCTCATCTGGAATATCAACATAATGTTCTTCGAACAATGATTTTAGTCCAGAAATAAAGTCTTCTGCGATCTCACCTTTGAGTCCACGCTCAATAGCGATTTCGTTTTCTTTCATCCACTCTTCTACAACGTAGTTCATGTATGCGTCAACTTTTTCAGTCAACTCACTGCGTACTGATTCAACTTCTTCTGCAACTTCTTGCATTTTAGCTTCTTCAATTCTCGTAACTTCTGAACGAAGTTTTGATTTAACAGCAGCTTCAAAGATTGTGGATGCTTTTTCTTTGAATTCCTCAGAAAGTTCTTCACCTTGTGTAAGGGCAGTAACATCTTCAGAAACATCTACAGATGCAAGACGGTCTTCCAAAGTAGATTCATCTACTTCTTCTTTATCATCTTCATCTTCTTCTTCTTCTTTCTTCATAAGCTTGTCGTATGACGCTTTAAGATCTTTTGCATTCATTTTTTCCATTTCGGAATACATTGCAGCAAGTGTATCTTTCTTCGTCATCTTACCTTCTTCAAGCTCTTCGCCTTCTAGTTCGATTTCTTCTTTGGTTGCACCAGCTTTTGGTTCTGCAGCTTTCTTAACTTTTGCAGACGCCTTTTTACCAGCACTGTCCTTTGATTCTGGATCAACGACAGCTTTACCCAAATCTTCTACTTCCCCATCGGCCTTTTCCATTGAGTCACTTTTACCGGCACCGTCAGTTGGTTTTTTCGCTTCTTCAAGCTCCAAGTTGACTTCCGCTTCTAGTTCCTCAATTGTCTTGTCTAGTTCTGACATTGGGATCTCCTTGATTGGTTTTGTCTTATCATAATCATATTTATAATAATTAAAGTTTCGACATAAATTTTGCAAAGGCAAGTGCGGAAACTTTAGAGTCCCTACGTCTTACCCCTTCATTTATATCATTTTTGATTTCGGCAACGTCAACTTCTTTCAGTATACCATTATTCCATACCCACTCTTTACCTTCCATTATGCCTTCAACGAAGGCCTGAGGTGCAGAAGGGTCTGCAACAATATCTGCCGCAGTGGCAAGATAAAAATCATCTTTCACATAATTCGCACCACTTTTAGATTCGATAGACCCCATGCCTCTTGAAGAGACACCAAGTTTACCACCGTCCTTGATTAGTGCTTTCGCAATTTCCCCCATAGGAGTAGACAAGAGTTTTGCCTCACCAACGAAGTTCTTTCCATCCGCTTCCAGTTTTGTGATCATGTGCGATACTCTGTCAAGATTGACAGTAGGGCCTTCTGGATGACCCAGTTCCCCAAACGCACGACCTTCAGCAACAAATTCTTTGTTATAACGTGCAACTTCCTTTTGTAACACGTTCATTGGGTAGACACGACCATTACGGTTTTTCATGTCTGCCTGCATAAAGATTCCACGAATCTTCATATCCTTTTTACCATCGTCTTTTTCCTCAACGATGTATTCTACTTCTTGTATCTGTTCTGCAATAAGTTTCATATTAGTACCCCGAATTTCCGATTGGTGTTGCCTTCATTGTACTTGCACCACGCAATCCTTGACCCGCTTCTAAATGAATTACAATTCCACCACCAGCAGGAACACGAATTGTTCCAACGTCTGCATCATCAGCTGCATTGCGAACTGTTACTAAACCAGCTGAACCAGTATTAAATACCCATGCCGCACCAGTAGATGTCATACCTGTAGAACCTGTTGCGAGGGCGACTTCTGCACCTAAAACTTTCATATCATTTCTTCCTAAATTGTAAGCATTTCTTTTTCAAAGTAATCCATAAGTGACTTTGTGGGTACTTTGAACTTCTTAGAAACACTATTTATAGTCTTATCAAAAGTATTTAGGAAATCTGAGGGTTTAGAATCCATTTCCTTGAAAATAGCGTCAATAGCCTTCCTCATCTGCGGAGATAACTTC